AACATTGTATTTCAATTATTTTTAATAAGTTAATGACATAATCTATGTCATATTTTCCTTTAGTCAGTTTGTAATTATCTAGGCAATCTGATTGATGTGATTTTTTATCATAATTTTTCAATGATTCTTCAAATTCACTTATGGGTTTAACAGGAAGGAAAGTAACGTTATAAGGATCTTTTTTGACGTTTTTTTTTATATATTTCTTTTCTGATTGTCTAAAATCATGCTCTGATTGCAGCCTAAGATTTAAATCAGATTTACTTTCTTTTTTTTTAATCATTAATATTGTCTAGGTGTAGGTTGAAATCTATTGCGAAAATATTCATCTGGATCATTCTTTTTAGGTTGCGTGTATGATGACACTTTATGGGTTTGTATAGCATATCGCAATGCATCTACAGCATGGTCATTCTTCTTCATTGGCGCATCTAATCCCCTTTCAGCTGCCTTATTATCCCATACATAACTTTCTATCTCACGTATAGTATTCTTGCATTCTTCCAGTACATATAGATTACCTTTTTTCATTTCTGATGTCATTGTTTGTATGCCATTCTCTACGTCATTATCTGCTTCTACTACATGCATGCCTTTGCGTTGCAATTCAAGTTTCATTGCTGCTGCTGATGGGTCTATATATATATTTTTAACTGCATATAGTTCTAGAAATTCATATACATCTGTAGCAAATTCACTATTAGTTTTTTGCCGACCAGTTACTTTTGGGTCGTAATAGTATTCTTTTTCAACCCACATTCGCTTACCTGTTTGGGTATATTTACCTGTGGATACACCAATGAGTAAACAACAAAATGGATTGACAGAGCCGTAATCAATGGATGCGATCCAATACTCGGCCGCAACAGGAGGTTTATTAAGAACGTGCACCTTCCTATCAAAGAAGTCGAAGATGGCACCTTCTGCCAGACACCAGAGACCAAGATAATTGCGTTTGTAAAAAAGACCCGAAAGGCTATCGCGTATGCGTTGCTTATACGATTCATCGACATAGGGATTATCATCCAATGTGAAGTGTAAAGAATAGTAATTCTTGTCGCCAGCTTCTGCATTGTCAATCCATTTTTTTATTTTATGACCAGGATGGGATGGGTTCATTGAAGCAAATCCCATTGAATGAGGCTTGCTTAATCGTGTATCAATCATATCAATAATTGATTCTGGATACAATGTCATTTCATCGCAATAGCATAGACTAAATGTCTTACCTTGAAATGAACCAATTGCTCCTTCATCCTTAGCGCCTAATGTGCCTATGGTCTTATCTTTGTATTTTAATTGACGCTTACCACTAGCCCATGTACAAAATGGCTTATATATGGCAAATTCAGGTGATTCAAATACCAATCTAATAGCATTCTGGTAAATGGTATCGCTACTATGTCCCACCATCCATATATCAGAATCAGGACATTGATCGATAGCATGCATAAAACGAAATAATGTACCTACAGTTTTACCGCTTCTAACTGACCCATGGGCTATATTCCATTTGGCAGTTGAATTGATTACGAATTGTAGTTGTTTTGGTGATAGTAAATCTGGCATATTGGCAAGATAAATAAGTATAGGATTATTTTAAATGAAAAATAGAGCCAAATGCAAATTATGCCAATCAATCATTGAATCATTCCATAGCACAGATTATGTCATGTGTAAATGCGGAGAAATAGCTGTGGATGGTGGAGCAGGTCTTAAATGCTATGCAAAGACATGGGATAATTTTATACGCATAGATGATAATGGAAATGAACTTATTGTAACTGCTACCGATATACCTGATAGATCTCCATTAGATGGACAGGCGAAACCAACACGTAAAGAAATGATTGATATGTTGGATGAAATGGTAAAGAATATAGAAAGATTACCTGAAGCTGCATTGTCAAGTCCAATTACTCATTATGATCATTTATCATTGATATTGCTATTATCATCTATTTTACGATCTGATGATTGAATCTCAGTTAGTTTATCCATTAATTTTTTATTTTGTTCTAATATGACTTCTGGTACAGGTGCAGCATCTTCTTTCTTAGGTTTCTGATCATCTAAATAGCATTCACCAAGCTTAATTAATAGCTGCACATTGCCCTCCATGGCTTTGTCCCACTGTCTAGATCTTAATGTTCCTTTTCCTTTACTGTAGATAGAAGCTGCGTAAGCTGTAAAGGTTACGCCATATTTATCTTGTATTCTTCTTGCTAAAGTATCGTGGTGCATATCAAACTGACCAGCAATTTCATCTTTAGTATTTTGACGTAAGATAAGTTTATCTAGCAAAATCCAGTCTATAGGTTTTTCGGGTCTGTGACTAACCATGTTATGTAAAATATACGTTATAGATTAAGTAAAAGACATACATGGAAATGGCCATGCTAACCAATGTAACACCAACAAGATTGCATTCATTTTCAGGTTCAAATCTCATTTCTAGCCTTGTATAGATTAGATTCAACGTATAATTGCTCTAAATGTAAGTCAAAATGATGGTACATTTTTTCTTTTTGTTCATCTTCATATGCTATTGAGGATGAGAATAGAAATAAATCACCATGCAAAGCATTCCAGTAAATCTTTTTTACATCATCACATAATTCATGGCTTGTACCATATGCCCATAGATGAAATTTTTTTTCATATTCATCTAAATGACACGGTTTAATAGTATGAGGGAAAAATATTTCTTTAATGTTTTTCCAAAAACCCATTCGTATCCCCTTTATCAATTCGTCGAGCTATTTCAAGTATTAAATATCTTGCATATTCTTTTTTATTGGTTATCTTGCCTTCATGGCCCGCTTCAATACCATCACAAAACCATGATACAGAACGCATAAATTCTTCATAGCATATATCAACTGCTTCAAATTCATCTATGTATTCTGGTGTTGGCATTATTTCATTGCCTTACGTTTTTCCAATTCGGCCTTTTTAGCACGTATAACAGCAAATTGCTTATCCATTCTGGTTTCCCATCTACTATCTTTAGCAGATTCTTTTAGGCCTTTTGCTGATTCTTCTTTGGCCCTTTTGGCGGCCCCTTTACCTTCAATCTTAGCTAATGTAGAAAATGTCTTTTCACGCTTAGCTACTTTCAATTCATCTTTCTTTTTCAATGTATTCATTATAATTCCTGTTGGCAATGCGGACATAGCTTTGCTGCTTTTTCTTTAGGTTCAGGTGATGCTAAATCTTCTATATCACCCAATTGTAATTCCTCTATAGTAAAACCATAATCGATTAGATCAGGTACCTCAAAATTGTTAGCCAGTATTTCATAATCAAATTCACCATGATTGCGATTTAACCTGAGACATAATTCTTCTACCTCTTTTTCAGATAATAGCACATCTGGTGTCCAGCAATCTACCATTTGAGATTTAGATTTGATCTTTTTAAGTACTTCAATTCTTTGGTGACCACCAATTATAGTATTATCCTGATTGATTATGGGTTTATCAATCAATCCATATTTATCCATTGAGAATTTTAATTGTTTAAACTGTTCTTTTGTCAATTTACGAGGATTTTTCTCGTATTTCTTCAAATCTTTGATGTTTTTTGTCTCAATTGACCAATTTATCATATTTTTCTATCACTTTCAGTAATAATACAATGTTTTCCAGCCCATTCAGATAGTTCTTCGGGTGTCATTTTTTCTGCATTTGAGTTTTCTTTAAAAACCTGAATTAACCCTTGGGCTGCATCATCTAAAATATTGCATCTCTTGAATGTGAATGTATTTTTATTTATCATAATTAAAGTTTTAAATCACTGATACTAATGTGTCAAGTATTTTTTTTTATTGTATTTTTATCGGCGTATATATAAATTGCCCGCATTTACGAGGCAAATATGAAAGAAAAACCAGCTATACAGTACTATTCACCTATTTATACTTTATTTGAGAAATGCGAACATGAATGGAAATCATTACATGAATCTGCATTGATTACAGATCTGGAGAAACGTACTTGGGATATAAATAGTTATTTTTGTTATAAATGTTACA